AGCCATTAACAGCCACCAAATAAGGCGCAAATAAATACAATTATTAGCCAAAAAGTGGAGATGTTAACATCTTCTAATCGTTTATTATTGCTCATTTTTATGATTTATTATTGTTAGTATTATATTAAATACTGATTCGTATGTAAGATCAAGATCGAATTCATAGTGTGAGATTTCATTGTCCCAATCATATTTACCTACCTCTTCTAATTCGAATTCGTATGTACAATTCATGCTTCTTATTTTGTTTATGACAGGGATAAGCCAATCCCATGAGGTGTTATATTTTAGTTCATGTTTATCTATATTCAGTCCCATAAATTCAGATATAATTTTGTTTTTTTCTGTTGTGTTCATAATGTTATTATTTTATTTATTAGTTATATAAATTCGTTTCTAGTTGGATAATCAGGGTTTTCAGCGTTTTTAATAGCTTGTTGATCTTCTTTATTTAGTTCTTCTTGTCTATATAAATCTATACCATTAAAAATTATATAGCTTAAATCCGTTTCTGCTTCTACATATTCTTTTTTATATAGCTTTACTTTTGTTTGTACTATTGCTTTTTGGTATGCAGCACACTTATTCTCCATGTAATTAATATATATTTGTGCTTCCTCCGGTAAATCGTTAAAAATGTTTTCAATTTCTTTTTCTATTTCTTTAATTTTCATTTGTTTATTATTTTAATTTGTTAATATTATTTTGTTGTCCTCAAATTCCCTATATAGTATATCTGCAACACGATAAACCATATTTAAATCGCTACCTACTATATCTATTGCTAAATTATAGCAATACTTTTCCAATTCATTCATATATAATTCATTCATAGTTTTATTAGTTTTAATTTATTAATGTTATTTTGTACACTTAACCACAATATAGCCTGATATTCAAAGCCTTTCAATCCTAGCTTTTGCGCTTTCTTTATTGTAAGTGCTTTAATTTGCTTATAAGCAAGTTTGCCTATTTGAGCCGATCCGATGCTTTTAAATTGCTTCAAACAGGCTCGAATGTGCCATATATCAATAGTTAAGGCTGTCGGGTCAAGGTGTGCAATATTTCGCACAAAATTAAAAGTTTTGAGGCTATCTTCAGTAATAAAAATATTCCCTTTTGCTAATTCAAAAGCTTTAAATTTGTTTTTGTTAAATGTGCAAACCTTAATTTCTTCCGGTTGTTTACCTTCTTCTATTGCCTCAAAAACTTTTTGTGCGTCAATTAAATTCTGTTTCCATCTATTGCGAGGACTCAAGGCACTGACAACACTAGCAATAATAAGAGGTTCTGTGTTATACTCGTTTGCTATATCGACACAAAATTCATGAGCGTCTATATACCATTCTTTACCCTGTTTTATATCTTCATCTGTTGCAAGATTAAAAAAGTAATCTAAATTTCGGCTTATCTTTTTTAGTTCTGTTTTAGTTTGTTTTCTCATGGTTAAAATGTTTTAAAATATTTATTATTAAATTTTATCTTATTGCCTTGATACGAATTATTGTAAATCATTAAGCCGTTAGAATCTATTTTTATAGCAATACTTTCTTGCTTGAATAATTCGCAAAGATTTAAAACATATTCAATAAGATATTCACTAGATTTTAAAGTATTAAATTTTAAAATCAATGTTGGCTCAACATTATTTTTATAAGTGCTGTTAACTTTCATTGACTCAGTGCAATTAAAATCTTCGTTAAAAATTTGTTTTATTCGTTCTATTGGATAAGGGTTATTATTTAACCCTATATTCAAAAAAACTTTTTTTGCTGTTGGTGTGTATGTACTTAATGGCATGATTAATATTTTTTATTTAAGTGTTTATATTTGTTTATTTGCTCATTTGCTTGTTGCTTTTGCTTTTTTACTTGTCTTTTTATTTTTATGCTTTGAAATGTATTCATTTTTTTAAAAGTTTAAATTGTTATTGCTTAAATATTCGCTTATAAATAAAGCTATTAAAATCATTGGTACGCTTAATAAGTATAAGACGTCTTTTTGTGTTTCTGTTAATTTCATTGTTTTAGTATTTAGTAGTTATTAATTTTACAAATATTAAAAGGCATATTTTTAACCTCTTTTGTTTTTATTTCATTTTTTATTAATTTACAATTATCTTTTTTATCTTCTAATTTTTTAATTCTTGTTTTCATTTTGTTTTGTTTTGTGGGGGGTTTTACCCCCCCTGATTAATTAATTTTGTAAAATATATGATTGACTTTGATATGCTTTTGCAATTCTTTTTATGTTGTCTTTTGTTAGTTTGTATGTTTCTGTAAATTCTAAGTTGTCTGACGTTATATTTAACTCAACACCTTTTGTGTAATTATCATAACTAAATTTTAATTTTGTATTGTATGCGTCATTTTTTATTAATATAAATGATTCTTTTTTAATGTTGTTTAGTTTTTCAGTGATTAACATTTTTTTAGTTTCGTAATTCATTTTGTTTAGTTTAAATTAATTATTTTGTTTCGACAAATATACAAATTTTTTAATACAAAAATAAAAAAGTTATATTTTTTTATAATTTATAATCATTCTAAATAATTGAGCCGGTAATTTAGGAGGTAGTGTCAAAAAAAAAACGGCAGACTAATGGCAGTTTCAAGGCAGTTTCAGGGCAGTTTCAGGGCAGTTTCACTGATGTCAATGGCAGTTTCAACAGGTAAAAAAAATGGGAAGCAGTTTCAATACTACCTCCCATTCCAAAACAAAATTCAAAAAAACAAGTATTATGCGCTTACATAATATCTTTTACCTTTGGTTCTAAGCCAAAGTAATCTGTTCAATGGCACACTTCTGTATGCACTTTTATTCATATCATATACATTAATTAAATCGTAGTCAGCAGGATTGTATCTTTGACCCTTTCCGGTAAGACCCTTTGTTACATTGAACCTAGCCAACATAACTCTTTTAGTTCCATCTTTCTTAATAAATTCTAGTGAGAACATTCTGTTATCTTTTCTCATCTTGTTTAGTAAGTGCTTTGCTTCTTTTTTAGTAATCATAATAATGTAATTAAATTCGTTATCGTTTAGTTTGTTTATCAATAGTGCTTCAAAGCACTTCCCCCTAGTATCCCCCATAATACTCCCCCTCAAATACCCTTCTTATATCCCTACCATAAGGGGTATCAAATCCATATGACACTGCACCTCCAATGTAGTTTTTACGTTCTACAATATAATGAAATAAATCGTGTTCATTAAGTTCAAATGCTATTGCAGTATTCTTTAGTGCCACCTCAAATTTATTCTCATCGTGTCTGCACTCTCCGTAATTCTTTACTAAGTAATCTTTAATTTCTTTTGCTTTCATAATGTTTTAGTTTTAAATTATTTACAAATATAATACTTTTTTTTTAATTATTGTTATATTCTTTAATAAATTCTACTACTACTTTGTATGCTTCATCTATGTTGCAAGTCATAACTGCATCGGAAATATGCTTACTCATATGTTCTTGATAACACTTATCCCAAGACTCGTGGTATTTAAGTTTATCAATGTACATATCAATCACAGGCATAAGCCAATCCCAAGAGGTGTGATACTTTAAAATTTCATTATTAGGTGTATGACCATAATCATATAAACCAACACTCTTATTATCATACTGCATAAATTCTGCTATTAGTTTATTGTTTTCTTTTGTATTCATAATGTTTTAGTTTTAAATTCTGTACAAAGATAAACTAATTTTTTTAATAAACAACAAAATAATTTAATTTATTTTACTTTGTATATGTTTTGCCTCGTAAAATCATATTGATTATTGGCTGAGATACACCATATTTGTCGGCTAATTTAGTCTGACTAATTCCACCTGCATCATATTCATTGCGTATTGCTTCAGCTTCCTCCAAAGTGAATTTGCGTTTAGCATATCCTCCACCTCGCATGTCTTTCCTATCGTATATATTAATGCTCATTTAGTAAAATTTTATAGCTGATTGTTCGGTATTTTCAGATTCTTGCAATACCTTTATCATTGTCCTTCTTATTTTTGCAATATATGAATTAAGGGTTTCTACTATATCATCTCTACCATCATCAATATATCTATCCCTTTTATTCTCATAATTTATTAACAGGTGTTGTAGTGCCTGTACTTGAATATGCTTGTCTGTTATTCTTTCAATCATAGTTCGTTTTCTAATTTTTCTATCTCAAACTTGAGGTGATTAATAGCTTTCTTCAAATCATCAATATGCTTTTCCTTGCTAGACATACCCTGCTCCTCTTTTTTACCGCATCGCAAGAGGTAAGTAGTGGCAGTTCCAACATTGTAGGACAAATCCCAATCCTCGCATACTTTCCTTGCTTCGTAATTGTAGTGCCTACCGATGTAGTAGTTCGGTATGTTTCTTTCCTTAGCAGTTTCAAGGGCATCATTTTTAAATAGTTTCTCATTTACTCTTTTCAGTTCTTCAGCATTTGCTTGTGTAGTATCCATATTCCTTGTGTATTCGTAGTAATATTTAGATTTCATTATTAAAGTATTTATCTATTATTTCCCTGCAATGATCGAATCCTTTGCAACATATTGCGTAGTAACCCCTATTTAAAGCGTTCTGAATGAATAACTTTTGCTCCTTTGATGGATATGACTTCTTGTCTTTCTTTAACTCTATAAACAAACCCATGTAGGTTTCGTTTGGCTCGAATATAAGCAGGTCTGACACCCCTTTCAAATATCCTGTACGCTTTGCTTTGAGCCTTTGTGAATAGTGCTTTTGAAACTGACCACCCATTGTTGCAGTAAACAGAACATTTGGATATTGCAGTTTCAAATATTCTACTATACTTATCTGCACCCTTTCTTCTGTTAACCTCTGTTTGTCTGACATTCTCTAGTTCTTTGATTCTTTTCTCATAGTCAGCACATATCTCTTTAAGAATATCCATTCGAAACTCAATATCACTAACATCATCTTTTAAATCTTTGATTGCGAATATAAGATATAAAATAGAAATAAGCAAGAATGTAATAATTATAGTTGTCATTTTAGTCGTTTTGCTTTGTTAATAGTTTCGCCTATCATATTCTGATTATCTCTATCTCTCTGATAATCAGTTAGTTGACGTTGTTGTCTTTTAAGGTTTGCCTTAGCTTTATATTCTTTTAACCAAATATTCCAATTACGGACATTGACAAAGCCGCCACTATCAGAGTGCCTTACACCCTGCTCAAATGCAAACATTACCTCAGCCATCTCCATTGATCCATAGAATCTTGACAGGTCATCTACTAGCAGTTTCGACATCATTACAATTTGTTCTGTATCCGGCTTCTGACCCAACATAAGATAACACTTGCTCAATACATCTACACAATCAATATTTAATTGCTCTCTATCGTTGGTAAACCTATACCATATTTGTTTTGTCTTATCCATTACATTACAATATTATCTCTAGTTGCCATTCTTCTCATATCAGCTTTATCGTGGCAAACAAACCCTGTTACCATATAATGCATATTGTATTTATTTATCTTTCTATGCTTAAGAGTAGGATTGTTTTCCATTTCCTTGATAAACTTTTTAGTGTACTCACTTGCTTTTCTTCTATTATTATCCATTGTTAATTTGTGTTCTAGCTTGTTCCCAAGCGGTTAATACTTGTTTAGGTTGTGATACTTTTTGTTGTTGGGTAGTATTCTTTTCCCAAGTTCTAACTGATGCTTTCCAATCCTTCATTGCGTTCTTACCCACTTTCCAACCATTAGAAGAATAGTAGTCGTAAAACTTCTCAGCATCTACATCATTGTTTCTTTCATTGCAATAGTCAGCTACTTCTTCGATGCTTGGCTTTGCAAACCTCTTAACCTTAGCTTTTACTTTAACTATATCTTTATCCTTATCTTTATTATTAAGGGTACTTTGTACCCCTTGTGAACCCTTCAGATACCCTTCAAGATTATATTTCTCAAGAAGTGCAATTACTGATTTATGCACATTAGAATTTGGATTCAATTCGCCATATTGAAAGTCAATAAATTCAGCAATAAACCACTTATCGCCATTGTCAAAAGA